ATGACAACATCACCCAGAACAAAATTTGATAAGGACGGATTTAATTCTGGCCTTCAATTAATGAACATGGGAATAGGACTACTGGACTAACATGGCACTTCTTGGATACCCCGAACACATGCTTGATGAGCAAGGCAACCCTAAACCGGGGGTGACCGGACCATCACCGGCATCGATGGGTCTGCTTTCAGCAGGACTTGGAATGCTTTCATCACCATCACATTCCAGACTTCCAGGTGATATGTCTGGTATTGGGTCAGGTGCAATGCAGGGTCTTCAAGCGTACCAACAACGATTAGCCCAAATCCAACAGCAAAGGAAGGACTACAATCAAAGCCTGATGCAAGCCCAGAACCAGGAAATGGCAAAGAAAAGGTTTGGTCTGGAAATGGGAGAAGCAAAAAGAATACAGGCACGTAGACAGCAGATGGTTTCAGAACTTCCGAATCTTCTGGAACAGATCAGGACTTTGCCTATTCCTGGAATTGATCAACAGATTGCATCAATCCAGGCAATGGCAAAAGCTGGTGCCCCTGAAAAAGCATATCAGGCAGCAGTAAACATTATAGGTCAGAAACTTCCACAAAAGCATGATGTCCAGCATGTAATGATTCCAGATACAAATGTTGGATATTTTATAGATCAGACAACCGGTGAATTTAAGGGGCAATTTTCTACTGCAGCAACAAAAAATTATGGAACTAATTTATCCGGTGATGATGCTGTTGAATTCATGACAAGCAAAGACCCTAAATTTAAGTTAGATGGACCATCATCAAACTTAGTAGTTCAAAGGAATCCTGATGGATCATACAAAGGTCACAAATACATCAAAGGAAATATTGGTGGAACAAATGAATTTCAATTGAAGTTTGGCGAAAGACTACTAGAAAAATATGATAATCATGCAGTAGTAAAAGAAACGGATAAAGCTATAACAAGTTACTTAGCACTTGAAAAATTAGGCAATACAGACCCTAGTCAACCCGGTAAAATGGGTGTTGCAGACATGGCCATTATATTTGGATTCATGAAAACTTTAGACCCGACATCAGTGGTACGGGAATCTGAATATAAAACAGCAGCAGGGGTTGGTATAGGATTACCTGAAAAATTAGTGCGTGGATATTTTAGTGCTAAAGAAGGTGACATCCTTTTAGATGAAACAAGAGATGAAATCTTGAGGGTTGCCAAAGATGCTTTACTGGCTAAATCAGGCCATATGGATAACATCAGGAAAAATTACATTGAAAGGTCGGCACAATTAATGAAAATAAGTCCTGATTCTGAAGATTTATCAGTGCTATTTAGAGATCCATATTCATCTTTAAGGGAAGAAACAACAACACCACCACCTAAACCTGAACTACCACAAAGTTCTGATGATGAAGCAGCTAAGACAGCAGCCGAAATTGCTGCCAGTCTTAATTTAGTAAGCAACAAACCTGAACCAAAGGTTAAACGTAAAATTTTAAGAAATAATGCTGGCAGGGTACATCAGGTGTCGGTTCTTGATGGTGATGGTGCATCAACAATCCTTCAGGCAGCAGGAATTAAATACAGTGAAGACAATATCAAAGCACTGATAAAGGCGAATAAAAGCCGGTTCAACAAAAATAGAGATCTAATAAAATCCGGTGGACATCTAATCATTCCAAAATCGATTCGTCAACCATGAACGAACAACTGATTCAATTCTATAATCTGCTGAAGGATAAGGGCCTCACTGATCCCCAGATCGATGCTGCATTCCAGGAACATGCAGGAATGTCATTGGCTGATGCTAGACAGATCCTAACCCCTGAAGCACCTGGAGGTTCTGAAATTGTCCAGGAAGCAACGGAAGGTGCATACACTGAACCGGTGGAACGTATTGATGAGATGAGTGTCATGGATGGTGTTTGGGATGTGGCACAACAAGCACTTCAGGGAGCAACTTTCGGAACAGCAGATGAAGCAGAAGCATTGATACGTGCCCAGTGGAATGGAACAGACTACGACACTGAAATAGAAAATGTTCGTTCTGAAATAGAAGCATTCCGGAAAGAAAATCCTGGAATGGCAACAACTGCAGAAATAGGTGGAGCATTTTTAGTCCCAGGAATGTTTCTTTCGAAATTGGCAAAGTGGGTTCCAGTGGCAAGACCAAAGGAAGGTCAATGGTTTTTAAACACCCTAAGAAGGATGGGTACTGGTGGTGTTGCTGGTGGTGCTGAAGGATTCGCTTATGGACTAGGGACTGCAGAAGGTGATCTAAGCCAAAGATATGAACAAGCAATGCCCCAAGCAAGAACAGGCACTGTCATTGGTGCTATCACTGGACCAACCATTGGCAAAGCATCTGAAATGCTTGGTGGATGGATCACCAAAAAAGCCGGTGGTGCCGGTGGCAAAGGACCACCACCCATTGATGCTGAAGGTAATATCACTGGTGATGGAAGTCCAAGGGGATCTGCATTCGAAGCAAGACAACTATTTGTAAGGGCTGCTGAATTAGATGATGTCCAGCTAGAAGATATGGCAGAACTTCTGGAAGAAATTGCCAGAAAGAACCCTGAACTAGCAAAGCAAGTTACTGTTGCGGATCTTTTCCCAGAATCAGGCACCGGCCAAATGCTTGCAGAAGTTGCAACCCAAGCAGCAGGTCCATCAAAGGCTGCAAGCCAATCAGTCTACAAAGGTAGGTCTGGGTTCCTGCCAGGATTCGGAAGAAAAGCAATCCAGAAAAATCTTGGAAGAAGGTGGAATCCTGAAAGGTTGAAGGAAAAGATTGAAGCACAATCCAAATGGAAGTCACAACCATTGTATGACAAAGCAAGTCCAGTCGTTTTAGATGACACCCAATCCAGAACACTGAATGATCATGTTAACAGAATCCTGGACTACGGTGATGATGATCCTGGTGCAGCAGCACTTCAAAAATTATGGAACCAAGCAAGGGTCAGAATTCCAGGCATTTTAAGAGCAAACAACATTAGACCCCCAAGTGTTGGTGCAGCCACATTCGGTGAAAGACCATCAGGGCAAGCCACAATAGCACACTGGCACACATTAAAGGTTTTACTGGGTGATGCACTCAAGAAACAAAAAAGATCATCAGACCCCTATAAAGAGTTTGATGAATCCACACTTCAAATGCTTTACGATGACATCAACAAAACATTAAAAGGTGCATCAGAAGATTATCGAATTGCAGCACGTTATCATGCCGGTCACAAAGGAATGGGTGAAGCATTTGATGCAGGATTGAAAGCACAAAAAGATCCAACATTCCCATCAACAGATTTGCAAAGGGAATTAAGAAACCTTAAATCTGGACCAGAACAGAAGTCCTATCGATTAGGATATGCATTTGGGATGTACAACAAAATAATGGGTTCCAAAGTCAAACAGATGGATGTTAAAAGAACACTAGGAATGTTTGCTGATGAAGAACCTGAAAAAATAAGAGCATTATTTAAGTCTGAAGAAAAAGCTGAAGAATTCCTGCAGCAGATCGATTTCCTGTCAAAGATGGACACACTTTCCAAAAAAGCAACAGCCGGTTCACAGACATATTCCAGGCAAGCAGCAGAAAGGATGATCAAGGGTAGTCCTGCACTAAGTACACAAGCAATTGATCTATACAATAAGACAAGGGGGGTGAACCCATTAATGACTTCCACTGATGACATTCTAAGCAACCAAAGATTCCAGGAAAAATTAGGAACACTGGGTCCGATGATGAATACCCAAGGTGTTAATCGGAACAGGCAAATCCTACAGCAGGGTATTGCAGAACGTAAAAGATTGGAAGAAATGATGAAAGCAAGGGCAGGATATTCGGCAATGACACCTGGAACCATGAGCCCGTTACTAGGAAATGAGTACGTAGCACCCGTTGGTTCGTTGATAGCACCGGATACTTATTGGCCTTAGATGATGTTGTCTTGTGACGATTCAGTGCTTCAACTTTACCCATTGTAACAACTTTTACAACAATTATTGCAACAGTGTGTCTGGTGACGATTGGCCGACAAAGCATTGAAATCATTGCAGAATTTGGTGGCCAGAGGTGGAATTGAACCACCGACACACGGATTTTCAGTCCGTTGATTTCATGAATTTCTTCAACAATTTCAATGAGATCCTATTGATCTGCTTCATTGCGTGTTGTCTGCTGGCGATTGCCTACATGGTGCATTAGATGGATCAATTACCTGGACTCTTAGACACCCTAGACCTCAAAGCAATCCCCGGAAAAGCCGGTAGAGTCAACCCATTGACTGGGCTGCTGAATGAAGTAGTCAATCCACCGGTTCTAAATCAACCTGATCCCAGTCTAATAACTGGACCACAACGACAACAGAACTTTCAGAACTGGTTCCAGGGTTCACAAGCAGTTGATGAAGAGGGCAATCCTAAAGTCTTCTATCATGGCACTAGGTCCAATCTGAAAAAATTTAATGTGCCATCATTTTTTACAGATAGTCCAATGGAGGCCGGTGTTTATACAGGACACCAAGAGGGTCACATTGGATGGCAACCATGGGAAATTGATTATGACCCATCAAAACATAATATTAATATAAGTGAAATCGAAGATGGTGGTTCACTTAATGAGGATTGGTGGGAACCCAATAAGATATATGCTGTTATAGGTGATGATAATAGTTTTACTGAAAATGGTAAACAACTTCAACCATATGATTTGTTTTACCATGAAGACAAAACTAACCAATTCGGTGATCCTATAGTAAAGAAAATAAAAGGAATAAAAATATATGATGAAACACCTGATGTTGATGATATTAACAAAAGACATCAATTAATCAGGGACGGTAAGTATTATAAAGGATTTACGGAAATTCGTAGGACTGGAGAAAAAGCAAAAACAACACCACCCATAAGTGGTGCATTATATCCAGTGCATCTTAGCATTAAAAACCCTAAGATTCTTCACCCATTAGAAGCAAACCGATTAGGGAAAAGATTAAAGGCTATGACTGATGTTGATGTTCAAAAATATATTGATAACCTAAAAGCCCAAGGATATGACGGTATAAAAACGGAATCGGATATTGGACATGCAGATATTGATGCCCAGATTGATTGGGGTGGAATCCCAGACCAATTAATACCATTTCATCCTGGGCAAGTTAAATCACTGTTTAACCGGGGGACATACAATAGGGATGACCCAGATATTCTTTCCAGTACCACCCCAAAATTAGGGATAATAGGCTAATGTACGGAACTGATAACATAGACATGCAGCTTTTAATTGAGCATGGGTTGGACACTGAATTATGGATATGGGGATACATGTCTAAATTTACTCAAACTTTAGGATGAACCCCTACCAGAAACGTGATCTAGGTTCCGAATACCAGCAGGGCATATTCGATATGCTTAAGGGGGGTAAGGACATGTGGCTGAAGTCTGGCATGGGTCTTCTGAATCCAAACAATCCAGTATATGAATGGTGGAACCAACCAAGGGACCCCAATGCAACATCAGCATCATTACTTGATGATCCTTCCTTCATGACTATGTCAGAACAATTGCCATTGCTTGATCCATCATCTGTTGCAGGAATGACAAAGGTCTTCCATGGATCACCACATCTTTTCAAAAACTGGGACTTCAAAAAGATGGGCACCGGTGAAGGGGCACAAGCATTTGGTCATGGTGGATACTTTGCTGGAAGTGAAAAGACAGGCAAATACTATAAGGATGCATTTTCAGAAAATGTTGAATCATCAATAGATGGTGAACCTCTAAGTAATTTTTGGTCTAAAATAACGGATGAAATAGAGGATTTGGTGAGCAATGTGTACGAAAAATCTACAAAAGTAATTAAAAATAAAGAACGTGCTGAAATAAAAGCATTAGATGTTAATTTAGATATGATGATTGATGAACATAAAAGGTTGCATCCTGGCACTTTAGTCAGGGATGTGAGGAGGGAATTTCCAGATTCGGCACTAACAAAATTTTTAAATAAGTATGAAGGAATTAGTGATAGGTATAGCCCACTTTATAAGCCCTTGCAGTCCCAAAAAAATGAACTTATACGTAACCTTGCTTATGGTAAAAGCCCAAAAGAATTAGCACCTGATTTCCCAGATGAAGATTTAGCTAAAATAGATTTCCTTAATAAGAAAAGAAAGGCTATTAATTCTTTAGAAGATCTTGTCCAAGGTGCTGCTGATGGTCAAATTAGTATACCTAAAAACAATGATGAGTTAGTGGATAAATTGGATTATCATAAGATTTTCGACAGTAGTTTTAAGGATTATTTAAAAACCGATTTATTACCTAAGTTTAGACAAAAAAATGAAGCACACCTCTATGAAATCGAACTAAAACCAGACCCTGAAGATTTCCTGGATTACCATAAACCATTGAAGGACCAACCAAAGGCAATGGAAAGAATCGATGCAGCAAAGAAAAGGCTGCAAGATTTAAAGAACGAAAAGAAAAAGATAATGGATGACCATGTTGCAGATGTTAGGTCAGGGAATTTTCAATCAACCTTTCCTGATGAATATAAATGGGCTGAAGAAATGTATGTTCCAAAATCTAAAATGAATAGAACCCAGGAAATTGAAGATGAAATAGCAGAATTAAATTCAATGCTTAAAATTGTAGATCATCCAGGACATAGTTTTCAATCCATTGAAAGCCCAAGGGATAAACAAGGATACAAAACACCGGAATGGTTTCCTGGTGCTGAAGTTTCTAAAGCATTCAGAAATCTAGGATTCCCAGGACACCGGTTCCTTGATGGTATGAGTAGGTCCGGTAAAAGACCGAATAAGGACTACAATTACGTAGTTTACCCCACCGATGATCCAACCATGATCAACATCACCAATCCGCCAAAGTCACTTCTAGACTGAAACAGCATTGACCACTTCATGCAGATCAAAATCTGATTCATCAATGTATTTCCAGGTCATAATCGGTTTTGAGTGTCTAAGGATTCTTTGAGCTTCAATAATCCCAAACCTTTTATAGATCCTTTTAGCCATGCTTGCCCTATAGGCATGAAGGGGTTTCCTTCCAGTGATACCCAACCTTCTGCTGATCCTTCTGATGACATTACCGATGGCACCGACATGGTAGTAAGTCCATCCACCATCACCATCATCAAGAAACCACACCTCACCTGGATTCCGGTTATCCCCTTCTAGGAATGCAGCCAACTTTTCTGACATAGGAACCCAGTCATCAACACCGGTTTTCGGTGTCCAGTCATCATCACTGACAATCCAAATTTTTCTAGATGGAATGTCGATATGCTCCAATTTCAGATTCAGCAATTCACCGGCACGCATTCCAGTTTCAGACAGCATCATATGAATTCTGATGTGGTCCTGGATCTTCCGATCCATCACATAGTCTTCAATCTTTTTCAGTTCATCATGACTGTAATCCTTAATCTTTTTGGAGGGCACCGAAATCTTCTTTGCAGATCCAAAATCAAACTTCAGATTTACATGGTTGACCGTCACATATTTCAGGAATGATCTGAATGCTTGCTGGTGTTTTGCAATGGTTGCCGGTGATAGTCCTTCCATACCTTTCTGATACCGACCCCAATGATCCAATGAAATTTCTGAAACAGGATGATCATGAACCGCATTCAGATAGTATCGGACTGCAGTCTGATATTCATCATGGGTCTGCTGTTTACGGGTGTTATGGATGTATGCCAACCATTTGGCTGCAACAGTTGAAACAAATACGACAGGGTTCTGGAGTTCATCTTTCTTCTGATCGATCATCCTTTGAAGATATTCTGCAATCTGATCTTCCCTTCTTTTCCTACCGGCTGCTGTATGGGTTGCATCTTCAACAGCACAAAGCGTAACCGGTCTGGTTCTGATGCCCTGTTTGTATTCCTTATATTTATAGGTGTTACCATGGATGGCCAACCCCAGTATTCCATGCAGCCTAGTCCTTGCTCTCATCTTTTGCCTTTCCAGTGATCAGTTGAATCAGTCTTTCAGTTTGTTCCAATTTCGTTTCTAGCTCCACGCATTTTAGGCATGTGGAGTCTTTTGCCTTTCCAGTCAGTATCCAATGTATGTCCCAACCTGCATTGGCCAATGCCCGTAAAATCCTGCCAGACATTTCTGATCTGCCAGTCAAAATTGCTGAAATATAGGACCGGCTGAAGTTCAGGTCACTTGATATTTCCTGCTGGGTCAAATTTTTTTCACGCACAAGGTACTGAAACCTTTGGGCAATCTGGGCATCATTGATATCCATTAGATTATTTTTCAAACATTTTTAAAATAAATTGTTGACATCACTGTCAATGTTGATAACATGATCATCAATGAATGTTACAAACAATAGTACAACAATCATAATAACAATGCAAACACCAATCAAATCACTTCTTAAATCCAGTGGTGTCACCCTTGGTGATGTGGCTGCTGCTTCAGGTTGCAGCAAACCTGATGTTTGCCGGGTTCTGGATGAAGAACTGAATGCAAAAATCAGGGACACTGCAATCCGACTAGTCAAAGAACGGAATCTATCAGTTCAGAATCAATTGGCTGAACTTCAAGCATGATGAAGGAAACAAAAACAAAGCAGGAAGAATCATTGATGATTCAAAAAGCTACGGAAGCATTCCTGCAGAATGGAGGACACATTGAAAGACTTAACCCAATCCGGGCATACGGATACATTAATATGGACATCTGGGCGGAACGGATTGAGCCGAACCTTATCCTTCACGAAGTGGAGGCAACGGTTCAAGCCCAACACCAAAAAACCAACCAACAAACAGCTACGACAATCAAAGAAAGGATACACCCATGGAGAGTCTTCAAGCACTAGGTGTGATCATCAAGATATTTGATGAGCAGGTAATCAGTGAGAAATTCAAGAAAAGGGAATTCGTTCTGGAAACAGGATCACCCGAATATCCTGAATATGTGAAGTTTGAATTCACCCAGGATAAGACATCAGTCCTGGATAATTACATGGTTAATGATCCAGTCCAGATTTCATTCAACCTGAAAGGTCGTAAATGGACTGACCCGCAAGGGGTTGATAAGTGGTTCAACACTTTACAGTGCTGGAAAATCAATCCAGCCGGTGAACCAGCAGGTGCCAATGGCGTTCCTGTTGAAGATGATATGCCGTTTTGAGGATTCCGCCACTTTCCGCCAGTACCAGGAAAGGCGGATACTCCGCTTTAAGCGTATCAAAACTATTAACTGTCAAATACCAGAAAGGCAACAATGACAGAAAATAAAATCAGTACACAATTCATTGGTCCTAATCAGGCCGAAGCAATGCTGGCAACGAATGTCAGCAACCGGGATTTATCCCAATCCTTTGTGAACCGATATGCAGCAGACATGTCAAAAGGAAATTGGGCACAGAATTCCAGCATGATCCGAATCGATTCAAATGGGAATCTTCAGGATGGTCAACATCGTCTGGCTGCAGTTAAACAGTCAGGAACCACACAAGCATTTGTGGTGGTTGAAAACTGTAGTGTTGAAGATTTCAAATTCCTGGATCTGGGAAGGGGTCGATCTTCAAGGGATGCATTAACAGTATTGGGTTACAAAAAACCCAAAATCATGTCAGCAGCCATCCGGTTAGTGTGCCTTTATAATGATGGCAAACTGACTAAGGCAACTGTAAACAGGGTTTCGACTGACACAAAAATGCAGAATGTGTCCACTGGGTTGACAAAGTCGGAAACGATTGAACAGACAATTCAGTATGCTGCAAAACATCCAATGGTGAACCCTTTGGTTGAAAGGGCTGCCACCATTCAGAAATCGTTCAGAATTGTGCCCAGTGCAGTTTTCGGTTGCTTTCTATTCAAGGCAAACGAACTGGGTGATACAACACTGGAATTTGCAACAGAATTTCTGAAGGAATTTGCAGACTGCACCGGCAAACCCGGAACTGCAACACACTCACTTTTTGTGAGAGTGGTCCAACAATCAAAAAGTGGGGTCCACTTCAGTCAATCCAACCGTTTGGCAATGATGGTTGTTGCATGGAATGCATGGATTCATGGGAAACCAAGAGTTCAGATCACTGTTAAGGGTGGTGTACCAATGATGGAATCTGCTGATGTTTGATTCAATCAAAAAGAGGTTTCCAAACCGGATTCCGACTTCTCAATACAATCAATGGCCCCAGTGTAAAGCCTGTGCAAAAACAGGAATGCAGTGGACCAAAGTAACAGATACATGGCACCCAATGCTTTGTTTTGTGTGTGGTGGATCTGGTGTTAGAAAACCCAAAGCAGCCTAGTCCAGAGTGGCAGCAGCTTTTTTGAGTCTACCAGACCAACCAAGTGAACCAAGTAACATGGACCCAGTGGCAACGGACTTATTATCTTCCATGCCCGTAAAGCCACACCAAACAAAAAAACCCCCGGCACTAGATGATCAATCCAGTGACCGGGGGTAGATTCCCAGAAAGGCAAATTTCATAGGAAGGATAATATAACATGACCATAAAATCTGTCAAATCATTACCAGCATTAATTCAGAATCTTCCGTTTGAAGACTATCTGAACATGCCTGGATTCCTGCATAACAGCCAACTGAAAAATTATACTCCAGGTCAGGGTTCGATCAACCATAACGAATCTGCTGACCTTCGACCTGAATCTTCACCATTCAGGGAAGGAACTTTAGGGCACACAACAGTCCTGGAATTCGATGATGTGCATGACCGGTACATCTGTATGCCGAAAGTTGATGCCCGCACAAAGCAGGGTAAGGAAATGAAAAGGTTGGCCGAACAGCAGGCAGCAGCCGAAGGCAAGGAACTGATGAATCAGGATGAATTCACACGGGCACTTAGGTGGAGGGAAAACATTCTGAATGATCCTTATTCCAAGAAATTGATGACCAATGGGTTGACTGGTCACAATGAAGTTTCAGGATTCTGGAGACATGAATTAGGTGTGGATGCATGTCTAAGAGCAGACAGGTTTTTGCCTGATTTGGACATCATTATTGATGCAAAATTCATGGCATCAGGAAGTCCTGAATCTTTCAGAAGGGACATATTCAAGTACCGGTTCGACATACAGGCTGCTTGGTATATAGAAGGTATGTATGCCATCACAGGACAGGTTTGTGATTTCATGTTTTTGGTTTGTGAAAAGTCATGGCCATGGAATGTTCAACTTTATCGGATCGAAGATGAATGGCTGGAAAACGCAAGGGAAGACATCAAAAAAGGAATCGATAAATATCATCAATGGTGCAACTGCACAACCGATGAGGACCGTAACAAACTAAAGTCATATCATGAAGGAATTCTGACACTTACAATGAGAAGAGAAAATGAACGAAATATCATCTAAATACACACAATCATGCATCACAAAACTGATGCCTAGTTTAATAAAAGCAAAGAAGCAGATCGGTTCAATAGTAAAATATGATTCAGCTAATCCTTTCCACAAAAACGAATATGTTTCTTTGGAAGGTCTGCTGAAGAAAGTAAATGGACCACTATTAGAAAATGGGCTGTTACTAATTCAAATGCCGACCGGTGACAAACTGATCACTATGCTTGCCCATGAAACTGGGGAATTCATCCAGTTCGAATATGCCCTCAATCCAGTCAAGCAGGACCCCCAATCAATCGGATCAAATATCACCTATGCAAAGAGATATAGCATAGAATCGATTCTAAGCCTATCAGGAGGCAAAGAAAGTGATATGGATGACGATGGTACTAAGGCAACAGAAAATGTTCATAGCGACCGATCTGAGCATTCTGAAGCACCATCCAATTCTTTATCATCTATCAAGCACCAGATCCAGGATCAGAAAACCAAGGAAGCACTTGGAGAATTCTTCAAAACCCTTCCTGAAAGGGCCAGGAAGAACAGGGTAGTCATTGATCTGTTCAAATCCAGGAAGATCGAACTGATACCTGAATAATGGCACATCAGTTGCTACGCACGCACGGGTTTGTTTTTAATAATATACTATGGTTTATTAAAACTAAACTATTAAGAAATAATATTATTAAAAAAAAATAAACCCCCAAACCCCCTTACTTTTTAGGTGATATCTATCAATGGAAAAAACAGGTGATCGATTACAACAGTTCCTGGATGCAAAGAAACTGAAGATAAGTAAATTCATAGGGACTACAGGGATTGACCCTGCACAGACATATCGGATTCTAAGGAATCAGATGGAACCAGGCAGTGTTGCACTCAAAAAAATCAATCGTCAATACCCTGAACTGGATTTGGGTTGGCTGCTGACAGGTGATGGGACGATGTTTCCTGAGTTTCCTGAAAAGTTGTCAGAAAATGAAAAAGCACTCATTGATGCATTCAGGGATCTAGTCCAACAATCAGTCTGCAACCAGGAATTGCTGACCCTGCAAAAATTACTACCCCTAATGGAAGAGGATATATGCCAAAAATAACACCACCAACTGCAGAACAGATGCTTGAAGGATGCATCATCCCTGATGAATTGAAGTCTGTTGAAGACTTTGAAGAACTTTGGTCGGAATGGGTCTGCTACAAACAAGAAGAAGCAGCAGACAGGGATGGTTATCTGAAACCCTGGAATTCAGTCAAGGCCGGTCAAAGAGCATTATCGATGATCAGAAACCAGTACATCAAAGGCAGGGACATACTGCATGTAATCCATGAATCAATGCACCGTCAATGGATTGGTATCAGATTCGACATCGTTGAAGACAAACCAAATCAGCAGCAAAGATCCAGGGATATGACATCTGCATTGGATCTGGAATGGATGAACCTTCAGAAGAAAGGAATAACACAATGATCCATTGCCCATATTGCAAAGCAAAAATAGGAACACTCACATCCACGGAAATCGATAAAGGATATGGAACCGATATTCTGAAATGTGACAACGAAAATGGTGAAGGATGCCAGGAAACTTTTCTGATTCATTGGCATCAACTGATCACAGTTGACACCTATAAGATCGAAAAGGTGGAAAATGAAGACACTCCAACAGGAACAGTGCCGGTTCTGTCATAGAATTGGCTTAGTCTATTGTCATGGTCACTACCATTGCACTCATTGCGGATGCCCGAATTTTGAGTGCTGCACCGGTGAACAGGAACAGGAGAAAGGCAATGATGTGGATGACATATGTAGCATGGACACTGCTGGCAATACTAACCAGTTTTGTGATCGGCATCATATGGGTGCTGCTTAATTATTATGTGAAGATTGAAATCACACCAAAGTGTTTGTGGTGTGGTAGAGAAGAGGAAATAGCATGATGGATGATACTAATGTCAGATCAGATGCTGCTCAAAAAAAGAAAGTAGTGGATCTTATTAAGCGTAAGCAACAACTACGTTATGAAGAAGAACAAGAAATCATCAAACGTGAAATCCTAGTATTCTGCCAAGATTGCAATGAATGGAGACTGGAAACCTTAGTGGAAATTCAAGGTATTGAAGAAGACTTTGATGGCAGGGATAAGTTGTCTTTCATGTGTGATCGATGTGGAAAATTCCAACAGTCTTTCCGGGTGTTGAAATGATGCAAAACATAACAGTACAAACACTTCTTCAGTGCCTGAAGGCATGTGAAAAGAATTATGCAGCCCATGTACGGGAACATGGGAAATTAGATCAGGCCGATATAGCACTTTGGAAATCAGGATTGTCTGATCTTACACCACTCCAGATCCAGGATGGATTTGATCATCACATCAAAACATCAAAATGGTTTCCAACTGTTGCAGATGTACGTGGTGGATTAGGTCAAAGAAAAGTAGCTGATGACTGGGACAAAGCAATGGGTATCACATGGGACCCGATGTATGAACTTGTTGAAGGTGAAAAGAAGATCAAACCAATGACAAACGAACAGAAAGTTCGTCTGAATAAGCTCATGGAAGATGCTAAACAATCATTGAAAAAGACTCATGGAAGAGGAAATAAAACTGGACCTACCATGGCCGGTTAGCGCCAATCAATATTGGATGCCGGTTGGTAAACGATTAATCAAAACCAAACAGGCAAGGGATTACATAACCAAGGTTACCCTGGACTGGATGTCTGCAAGGGCCGGCCTAGGCTTGAAACCCTTTCAGAATGGAACTGAATTGGCTATGGCCATCAGTGCCCATTATCCGAAAAAGAAGGGTCCTGACATGGACCTGGATAATCTTACTAAAGTATTGATTGATGCACTTGAAGTAGCAGGTGTCTATGAGAATGACAACTGTTTGAGGCACGTACAGATCACAAGGGAATGTGGAGTTCCTGAAGGATTGGTCAGGGTTTATTTGAGACCAGTGAAAGCCGGTCTTCACCTGGATAAAACATCACTGAAAGTATTGGGGGTCCATGAGTATTGTGAGTGATTCTTCAGAAGATCAATGGTCTGTTCTGTTCAAAGTACTGGGATACTCCATTGAAGGATTACGTAGGGAACTTCCATTCAAATGGAAGGTTGGTCTTTATGTGGATCTGATTTCATTTCTTCATGAATCTGCAATTCAGGAATCAATGCCTGGGCAGATCATAGGTCAGATGGATGAGATCAAAGGATGGCTGATGGCAGAATATGAAACACTGGATGGAGGTGGAATAAACTGATGCCCGGTAGACCTGTCAAAAGACAAAGGATAGCCCGTCAGAATCGGATCTTTGCAGATTCAGAATTCTGGGACAGATTGTTTGATGAATACTTAAGCAAAGGGAACATGAATAGGGCTGCTCAAACAGCAGCAAAGGATGCAAACATTGGATTTCATGCACTCATGAATGTTATCCGAACAGAACCTGATAAACGTAGACGATGGGATGATTGCAGACAGATGCTTGCAGAAAAACAGATTGATGACATCAATGAAACCATGGATGAACTTAAAACTGGTCAAGTTGATCCAAGTGCAGGAAGAACAATCATCAACACAAAACAGTGGCTTGCAGAAAAGTATGCACCTTCAGTGTATGGACAGAAAACCCAGATCGATATGAAGGTAACTGACACTGGTGCAGAACACCTGAAAGCACTTCAGGACATGATGAACAGAAAGGCGATTAATATAACACCAGATCCCAAACAATTGCCTGATGGAGAAACTATACCGGCTGGAACTGACATTCAATCAGATTGATGCACTTGATGATCTACTTGAAGTTCTGGATACGTTCAGCCCGGACGATTGTCATGGAATTGATTTGGAATCCCTCAATGAAATTCAAATTATGGTGCATTCTAAACAAAATAAAATCATGGAAGAACATGTGGGTGAAGAAGTGGGATCAGACATCAAAGGATTGTGATGAACGAAACAATACTCCAGGAAGCAGAACGACTAGTCAAAGGTGACCGGCAATGGGCTTATGATCATCCAATTGATAATTGCACCAGGATTGGTGAGATATGGGGGACCATACTAGGACAAGGTCCTATCAAACCTGAAGTGGTTGGATTGATGATGATTGGACTCAAAGTTGCCAGACAGATGCATCGACCAACAAAGGATAATCTAGTTGATATAGCCGGTTATGCAAGGGTCATTGACATCGTCCTGAATGAACCGAAACAACAGTATGATGCCAACCAGAAATGCAGTGACTGTCAGAATATTTTATGAACTCAAGACTGACATTCATCAAACACATTGGAATCAAAGTTTACACCAAACCCAATGGATACAAAAACAATAAAGTCTATAATCTGTATCAGTGTTCATGTGGAAACAAAAAGGTGTTGTTCAAAGGATCTGTTGAATCAAAAGCACAGAACAGCACATGGTCATGTGGATGCATCAAAAAAGAAACACTGAAGAAGATCAATGAAACTGGAAGGAATATTCATAGAACACATGCAGGGCATCCAGCACACAACAAAGGCAAGATTGGGGTTACAGTGGAAGGTGTTACGAAATATGTCAGTTATGACGATCTAGTGGACCTTTACACAAGCAAGGAATGAAAGACGATGAATGGGTGGATGCAATTGAATCTAAAAAGAATGGGTGTTGCGAACATAAAGAAACAAGGAATGTTTTTGAGAAAGGTATATGGATGGAATGGTGCAAGAAGTGTGGAAGCATTCTTCAAGAGGTTGGATATGATCCTGATGCAACATATCGGAATGAATCATTGAAGCAGCGTGAACAAAGGAAAGGTTATGACGGGAAGATGGACTTTGATTTGGGGTGATGTGGACAGTGTGAACATGTTTTGGAGAGGAAACAGATAATGGAACCTAAAAAGTATGTGGTCGGACACTTTGATAAAACACCTGTGAAGAGTGCAACCCAGGAAGCATGGGATAGATTTGCAGAATGGGAAGCGCAAATGAAGGAAAGTGATGAAGACTTTGAAGACATGGATATATTGGAAAGGGCTGATATGTATGTAAGGCAACTAGATGGGTAGATGTGGGTAAGGTCAGACATTTCTTCAGACCTTTCTAAACCGCACACATGTGCCCGAACTATATATGCGGTACATTGCGGTCAATTGTCACATGACACCCTAGCGACTACAGAACACGGTACAGGTTCACGGTATAAATTATGGTATCATCTGTAAACCGTTGGAAATACTACCGATGTGAATGAGTAGGGATCGGACACATCAGGCTGACATACGGATAGATGATCCGGGGGTCTTCCAAATATGGGCTGGAATGCGGTAAATCCCATATGCTGGCGTAGCTGGCAGACCCCCCCCCGGTATTAGGAAGTGGGGGGTGCCCATTGGCCCACCCCACACACACAAAAAATGAACAATGTCCAAAGCAAAATATGCCGAACACCTGCACCGGCACAATTCTGAATCACTTGGGTTCATCCCCCGTTCAAGGCTTGAAGAATACGAATCAGAAGGTCGGATTCTTTTATGCCATGAAAACGATGATCCATGTGGATTCCTGATCTATGGATCAAATTGGCCTTTGTTAAACATCTATCAGGCATGTATCGATTACGATGTCAGAAGGAAACATCATGGTGAAAGATTGGTAGCAGAAATTGAAGAACATGCACTAAGCAACCATTCCGGTGTTTATTTAAGGTGCCGGGAAAATTTAGAAGCAAATATTTTCTGGAAGGCATTAGGGTACACCATAGAAAAAGTGGATCAAGGTGGATTAAGAAGAAATAAGGACATCAATATCTGGGTCAAAAGGTTTAATGAACCCAAACAATTGAGTTTTTTTTAACACACACCCCATCATCAGAAAGGCAACATGGATGAATTTGAAAGAATCATGATCGGTAAAAAGATCAGTTTTGAAGTATCAACTGAAGAAGCAGACTGGCATAACCAGCACACCCGTAGGGTCAAAGCAAAAGTGAAGGAATCCCAGAATGGAATCCTCATGGCAGAAGACATGGACCACCCGGACTTCATTTATACACTCACCTATGACCCTAAGTTCGTCACCCTGGAAACCTGATGATACTGTCCTTTCAGACATCAAGGATCAGATCAGGAATAAAGGCTGTTCTTTAACCAAATGTAAGGATTCGGATGCATCAGAAAGACTCATCAACTGGCTCAAAAATTGTTTACCTCAAAACAAATATGGTGTCATCCAATTACGTGGATCTGAAGTCAACATCTATCGATGGTTTGTCACATCATCAGATTCAGTTGAGTCCACCTGAAATTCAGATTGGTGCATCAGTTGGAATACAAAGGCAGATCCGGGAAATCCAGAAGAATGGAAACCACATCCTTGAAAAATATATTTCAAAAAATAATGATCCTGGAAGGCATGGATTATGGGGAAATGCCATTGAAGGTGCATTAGGTGAAATTGCAGTTGCAAAGGCACTGAATCAGTATCACACCGGCATGGAAAGTCATTGGGCAACCGATGTCGGTGAAAATATTGAAGTACGCACCAGAAGGAAGGAAGACCATCAACTTTTCCTGAAACCAACTGACAAACCCGGATTTATTTATGTTCTGGTTGTAGGACAATTCGGTGTGTATGCCATCAAAGGATGGATCGAATCTGATGAAGTATTCAGTCATCCTGAATGGCTGCATGATTTCAATGGTAAGACATCAAAGTGTTATTGGGTTCCTGATTCAGAACTTCAGCCTATAACGAATTTAGTGCTATGAAGAAACTGATACTGTTTTTGGTGTTGATTGGGACAACAGTATTTGCAGATCCCTTTACAGGGTCGTATCCTACCATTCAGATCCGGGTTTTGTGGCAGCATTGTTTCAGGGCATTGGTGTTTGTGGACAAAATCACACCACCAGGAAAGCACATGATTTTATGTGATTGTGTTCTGGACTCCACTAGGACCCGGTTGGAGTGGACTGAATTCAGATCCTATGACAACCGCACCGAATTGTTTCAGAATCTTCTTTATGAATGCAGTGGGGTTCAGACCCCTATCATTGATCCAGTTTAGGTTCAAAATCCATGTATTTTTTGAACCATTTTGTGAACCTGATTTTTTTGCGTATTTTTTTGCGCAAATTCCAAAACCCTTGAAAACAGTAGGTCTATAACCATCTGACTTTCAGAAAATAGTAACCTTCATTGAATTTTGAACTTTTGAACTTCCTTAGGGAGGTTCAGGGGTTCAAAAGTTAATAATGGCAGAAAAGACATTTATTGACTTTATTGGTCGATATAGGCATCGACCTGTTGAATTTGTACGTGATGTACTAAAGCAGACCCCTGACCAGTGGCAAGCAACCTTGATGGAAGCAGCCTTGCCCAAAAATGATTTCAATCCGAAATCTGGTAGAAGGTTATGTGCAGCAAAATCAGGTCATGGTGTCGGAAAATCGACATGTGCAGCCTGGATTGCAATCCATAACATCATCTGTTTTTATCCTCAAAAGACAGTCATAACAGCACCTACCAGCAGCCAATTATTTGATGCACTCTTTGCAGAATTGAAGAGTCAAATGATAAGGCTGCCACCGGTTTTGAAGAATCTTTTTGAAACCTATTCAGACCGGATCACACTCAAATCAGACCCCAGTGGATCATTCATTAGTTGTCGTACCAGTCGAAAGGAAACCCCAGAAAGTCTTCAGGGCACCCATTCAGACAGGGTTCTTTTAATTATTGATGAAGCATCTTCAATTGACAATTCAGTGATAGATGCAGCCGGTGGCTCATTATCAGCAGATGATGCAACCTTGGTGTGTTTGGGAAATCCTACCCGTCCTGAAGGATTCTTTTTTGATGCATTTGGCCGATTATCAGATAAATGGTACACAATGACAGTTTCCTGTGAAGATTCATTGAGGGTCAGTAAAGATTACATCCAGGAAATGGAAGACCGGTATGGCAGGGATTCCAATACTTTTAGGATCAGGGTTCTTGGTGAATTTCCTGAAACTGCAGATGATACTTTGATTTCAAATGCATTGATTGAAAGTGCAGTCGACCGGGATGTGGAACCATCAGAAGGTCCCATCATATGGGGTTTGGACATTGCACGCTTTGGCCAAGACCGTTCAGCACTTTGCAAAAGACAGGGAAACACTGTCATGGAACCAATCAAATCATGGGCAAAGCTGGACACAATGCAGCTAATGGGTGCAGTTTCAAAGGAATATGACAAAGCATGTGAAGACTTGAAACAACCTAAAGCCATTTGTTGTGATGTAATTGGAATAGGTGCAGCAATCGTTGATAGAGGGCTTGAATTAGGGCTGCCGGTTCAGGGCATCAACACCGGTGAATCTGCATCACTCAGTGGGCTCTATAAGAATCTAAGGGCCGAATTGTGGCATGAAGCAAAGGATTGGTTTGAAAAGAAGCACTGTAAGATTCCAAGGGACAACAGACTGATGTTTGAGCTTTGCAGTCCACGTTATACGTATGACAGCACCGGAAGAATCAAACTGGAATCAAAGGATGAAATGAAAAAAAGACTGGGCCATAGGGGCAGCCCAGACTTTGCAGACAGTTTTGTGCTGACATTCAGCAATACAGTCGGGATTATTTCAGGGATGTCTCAACCATGGAATCAGGCCTTGAAACGTAATGTTCAGATTGTTTGATGCTTTCCTGGATCAGTTTGACTGCAGTTAGTCCATCAAACAGTTTCTGATCCTTCATCAGCTTTTCAAGGTACTCCAATTCAAACTGAATTGAACCTGAACCCATCATGTACCATGCCAGAAGAACCCATGCATATTCTGGTGTCCTTCTTTCCCCATCCTCCCATTTGATCCAGGTTCTATAAGGAACCCTGCATTTCCGGGCAATTTCAGCCCGGTTGAGTCCCAGATCAGTCCTGATTCTTTTCAGATCAGTCATTGGTTTCATGCTACTTCCATCAATTTCCTGTCCTTGACATATTTAGGATCTACTTCATAGGAATAGACCGATTTGCTGATGTTGGTCACTGACCAGGATTTGAAAAGCATGGAGTATTCCATATCCTTTGGATCAAAGAAATGTGGATGATCCAGGAACACTTTCCTGGAATCCTGATTGTTGTTGTAGTGGATCAACACCGGTGAACCTGTTGGTATCACTTTTGTTCTGGGGTCCATATTTGCCTTTCTGAATAATTAAATGGATCTGCCATCATCAGCATCAGGGGATCAATCCTGATGGACACCCCCGAAGGGGTGTTTCGGCTAATTAAAATGATGTATAATAAACTTCATCCAGAATATCTTCAGGAACTCCACCAACCCAACCAGCATCATAAATCCGATCCGCAATTTTCTGCATCTCAATCATATTTTGATGCTCTTGATTAGCTTCATACTGTTCGACTGTCTCATCCCAATTTCTTTCTCTAAACATATTTGCCTTTCCGTTTCAGGGTTTTGTTGACTGGATTTATAGATTATATTACCCAATGGGTAATGTCAACACTATTTATGAAGAAAGTACATTTTTTTTAATTTTTTTGACAGCACCGGTGTAACCCCTTGAATCTGCTACAATCTTTCGCATGTCAGCAGAAGAAATACCGGAAGAATCAGGTTATGAATCCGGGGTTCCAGCCGAATTCGATGGTGATGAACCCATGGATGAAACCGAAGTAGATGCCTATGTTGGGCACCTGCTTGATGATGCAATCGACTACGTTGATGAGTTATCCGAAGACAGGGTCACATCCACTGAATACTATTCAGGGGACCTTCCCAAACAGGATGAAGATGGTCGATCATCCGTTGTCAGCTACGATGTCAGGGACACCGTAAATTCAATAATGCCTGTTCTGATGCGGACCTTTTTTGGTTCAAAGCAGATCATGCAATTTACGCCAAGGGGACCTGAAGATGTGGCAATGGCAGAACAAGCCACTGACTATGTCAACCACATCATCCTTGAAGAAAACAATAATTCTTTCAGTCATTTCTTTGCTGCATTTAAGGATGCACTGATCAAAAGAACTGGTGTCCTGAAATACTGGTACGAAAAATCTGAAGATGTTTCAACATCGAAGTATACCGGGCTGGATGAAGCACAATTGCAACATCTGGCCGGTGCTGATGGTGTCGAAGGGGTGGACGCATTCCAACTAGAAGGGGACGGTGGGCAACCCCTTTATGATGCAACAATCAAAAGACGAACCAATTCTGGCCGAATCCGGGTTGAAGCACTGCCACCTGAAGAATTCATCATTGATCGTAGAGCAAAGAACATTGATGAAGCAGCAGTTGTAGGACACCGATCCTTCAAAACCCTTTCAGAACTCCAGGCACTTGGTCATGACATTGAAGAACTTGAAGAATATGCTGGAACTGATGATGAATTCGATGTCAACAATGAATGGGTCAGCAGACACACTGAAGCACACAATAGAGGTCCAACAAACGTAGAACCGGCATCCAGGAAGGTCCTGTATATCGAATGTTTCATGAATCTGGATGTGGATCAGGACGGCATTTCTGAACTACGTAGATTCATTTGTGTTGGAAACAAGCATCATGTAATTATCAACGAACCATGTGATTACAAACCATTTGTTCTGATGACACCAGATCCTGAACCACATGCTGCTGTTGGATCTTCAATCACAGACATCGTTGCAGACATACAAAGAATTAAGTCCTATATTTTGAGAAATGTCATGGAAAGTTTGTCCATGGCAGTCACACCCAGATTGCTGGCCATAGAGGGACAATGCTCCCTTGAAGATGTCATGAATACGGAACCAGGTGGAATTATAAGAGCCAGGAATCCTGCAGCAGTGACTCAACTTTCAATGCCATTTGTAGGACAGCAAGCACTTCCAATTTTGGGTCTGCTTGATGAAATCAAATCCAGTCGTACAGGCATCACCAAACAATCACAGGGAATGGATGCAGAAAGTCTGCAGTCATCAAGCCGGGCTGCCATCGAAGCAACATTTAAGGCAGCACAAGCACACATGGAATTGCTGGCCAGGATCTTTGCAGAAACTGCACTCAAGCCACTGTATAAGGGTGTTCTGGGACTGGTTTGCAGATATCAGGACAGGGCAAAAGTAATCCGATTACGCAACCAATGGGTTCCAATGGACCCCCGTCACTGGGATTCAAATATGGATGTGATGGTTGACATTCCATTGGGTGGTGGAACAGATGCAGAAAAATTGACAGTCCTTTCAACGATGCTTCAAAAGCAGGAACAACTGATCAAGGAAATGGGTCCAGAAGGTCCATTAGTCAATCTTAGACAGTATTATCAGACCCTTGGAAAGATGTTGAATTTAGGTGGATATAAGGATGTGAATCAGTTCTTTTCAGATCCGGCAAACTATAAACCTCCACCCCCTGAAGAACCCAAACCAAGTCCTGATGAACTGTTTGTTCAGGCCCAAATGGCAAAGGTTCAATCAGACATGATCAATGATCAGGCAAAGCTTGAACTGGACCGGGAAAAGATGCTTAGGGAGGAAGACATAAAACGTGATCAATTCGAAGCAGAATTACAGTTGAAGATTTCAGAACTGGAGTCGAAACACAACACCACAATTGATCAGGCCAACATCAAAGCCATGATGGAAAGGGACCGGGAAGTGAACCGTCAACAAACTGAAATGGCAAAGATGCAGATGCAACAACAGATGCAACCCCAAGGTCCACCTCAAATGCCACCTCAAACACCATCCCAAGGCCCACCTCAATGACCACGTATGACCGTAATCGATCTGTCTTAACACAAGGCAGTGCCCCAACCATCTGGGATGACATCACAGATTGGATGGGAGCAAACACCTGGAACACAACACTTCCACAGGATGCAGGTCCTGCAGTTCAACAGGGTTTGGTTGGTTTGGCAAAGGATATGACCCCAGTCGAAGGTCAACGAAGGTCAGCACTTAGGTCGGCACAGGAATGGGAGAATGCACAACAGCAATTCCAGGAAGGACAATACCCTGAAGCAGCAGCATCAACGATTTGGTCTGGACTGGAATCAGCAGATGCAGCACTTCCAGCATTAGGCGCATTAGGCACGTTAGCATCAGCACCCATTGATGTTGCAAGGCTTGCTAAGAATGCATTAAACAAAACTAGGACCACCCCAGCAGGTCTGCTGCCTATGCCTGAAACATTCGGTATGAAACAACCACCGGGTGTTTTATTAGACAGACCACCTGAAGTAACCGGATCTTTTAAGTATGGGTCTGATGTGCCACTCACGTTTCAAGGTAAAGAACCTAGTAATTGGACCGGTGAAGATTTCCATAACTTTGGCAAAACTTTTGGTGTTGATGACTTTGGACCCAAGAACCAAAAGGATTGGTTGAATTCTATAGTCGAATATAAAATGAGGGATGGATCAACTCTAAAAATACCCGGTGGAATTGATGGAAAGTTCACATACTACGATATGCATTTCATTAATTCACAGGGCATTGATATTGGTCCTGAATGGTTCACACCCGGTAACAAGTCGATGTTTAAAAAACCAACAGACTACTGGAAGATTCATGACAAAATGATGAGATCGGTCCAACCATCCCAAAAGCAGATGACTGACCAACAGATCTTCACTCAATTTATGTTTGGACTAACATCACCACAGAATAAATTGACTCCAAACCTGATGGCAGTGGGCAAGGTTAGGGCAACATCCATGAAAGATATTAAGGATTTTGGTGAGATGGTTCCATGGAAGTATGATGATTTTAATGCGGACAGGGTTTTCAATGATGCCGGTTTTACAGGAACCCCATATCAAGCACCCAATCCAAATAAAGGAATTCCAGGAAGAGAATCAACAATCAGGGGTCCTGATGGTGAACTAGTGACATCAGCAGACGGCACCCCTATAAAAAAGAACAAAGAAGAAGCTATAAGAGCATATTACAGTAAAAAGGCTGGATCAAAATTAGGAATTGGTAAAGGCCAACTTGGATTTGTTGGGACACAAGACTATTCAAGGATTGCTGAATTCGCACAGATGTTCAAAGACAAACCTAAATGGTTCAGGAAAAGCTCTAAAGAAACATGGGTTGAATATTCTGAAAGAATATCGACTCAAATTGATGGTCTGAGCTTTAAAACATCATCCTTTTCGGGTGTGTGGCAGGACACAATGGGTGCCCAAGTTGCACCAGTTGACAGACATATTGTGGTTTTATGGTTACGTAATTCAAACAGTAGTGGTGCAAATGCATCAAAGAAATTCCTAGTAGATAAATGGAACCGGGATATTGCATCTGGCAACCCACCAATACAAACAGCACAACCAGTTAGAGATTTTGTTGATCTCCAAAGTCAACCAGGATCATATAGTTACATCGGGAATGTCGGCCTGAATCAAGCTAAAAAACAAGCACCCGGTTCTAAGACTAAGAAAAGGATGATCTACAGACGGGCAAACGGGAAGATTAACCCAGATATTCCAAATTATTTAAAGAAAGTCAAATGGATTAAAGAACCGAAGTATGTAGAGTCAATGCCAGACAACTATAAAGAAGCACTGGATACTGTTGCATCTATAGCCGGTAAGGGTAGGGGTATGTATAACCAACAGTGGGGTGCATGGGACCCTATGAGACACCGGCTTTCACCCCATGAAGCAATGTTTCCAGGTTTACAGTATTTACCAAGGATGAATCTAGATCAGTTCATGAGTGTAAGAGAAGTATATAAGAAACATGGGTTTTTGGGACCAGGACGAACATTAGCGAAAAAAGGTGAACCACAAAAGAGATTACCAAAAGGTGTTGAGGTTGATCCCAAATTTGGGCCAACCAGACAGGTTCCAGGTGGACCATCTCAATTAGCATATTGGGGTTTAATCCCACCGGCCATTGCTGCACCATTACTTTACGATGAAAGAAACCAATGACAGAACCAACAGCCCAAGAAGCAATCAAAAAAGCAGAACATGCCAAAGCAATCCTAGCAGATCCGCTTGTCAGTGAAACTTTTGAAACACTTGAAAAGAATTATTTCGAAGCATGGAGAGACACAAACCCAGAAGATGTCGATGCCCGTGAATCGATGTGGCAACTACTTTGGGCATCAGCAGAGTTTCGAAGACATTTATCAGTTATATTGCAACGTGGCCAATTTCACCGCAACCATTTGGATAAAGTGAAAAAACGCCAAAAATCTTAAACCTTCATTTTAGAAAGGAGCAACCATGTCTGATGGACTCCAACAAGTCGAAGGTCGTTTTCAGGAAATGTTGTCCGGTGAACCCGACACTCAACAAGAACTGGAAAGTGATGCCGGTGAAGATCTTCAACAGGATACAGAACCGGAAATAGAAGAGGAAATTTCAGAGGAAACCCAAGAAGCAGAACAGGAACCTGAAGTACCTTACTATCAAGTTCAAATTGATGGTGAGCAGCATGAGGTCACCCTTGATGAAGCTCTCAAAGGATACCAAAGACAATCCCACTTCACACGCTCAACTCAAAAATTAGCCGAAGACCGCAAAGCATTTGAAGCAGAGCAACAGGCATTGAGACAGGAACGGGAACATTATTCCCAAAACCTGAATCAGATTTTGAGTCAGCAACAGAATGAGCCAGAACCAGATTGGAATCAACTCTATGAGAATGATCCACTGGAATGGATGAAGCAGAAGGAAAATTTCCGGGACAGGAAAGACCAACTGCAGAATCTTCAACTGGAGCAACAACAATTACAGTACCGACAACAGCAGGAATATGCCCAAAATCAACAGGCACATCTTCAGCAACAGTCTGCTGCATTAGTTGATGCAATTCCAGAATGGAGAGATCCACAAGTAGCTCAACAAGAAAAAGCCGGTATACGGGAATATGCTAAGAGTTTGGGATGGCATGATTCAGAAGTCCAAAACATCAGTGATGCAAGGGCAGTAATTGCACTAAGACATGGCTGGAAAGCCCATCAAGCAATGACGAAAGGCCAATCCAAAATCCGTCAGGTTCCAGAAGGGATCAGACCTGTTGCACCAGGATCTGCACAACAGCAGCCAAGGCAACATACCCAATTAGCAAAATCCAGAATGAAACTGGCTAAATCTGGGTCCATGAAGGATGCAGAATCACTTTTCAAAAACATGTTTAAATAGGAGGTCATAATGACCAAAGTAACCAATGCCTTTGATACGTTTACTGCTATCGGGCAACGTGAGGATTTATCAAATGATATATTTTTGATCAGTCCAGAAGAAACCCCATTTGTTTCAAGTATAGGAAAACGTAGTGTTTCCAATACAAAATTCGAATGGAGTATTGAAACCCTTCCTTCAGTGGTCACCACTGCACAATTAGAGGGAGATGCTATAAGTGCATCAGCATCGAACAACACCACACGGATTTCAAGTATTACTCAGATCCTGTATAGGGCGTTTGCTGTCACAAACACGCAAGCTGCAATGAACCGGGCCGGTGTCAGTGATGCCATGGCTCATCAGGCAGCAATTGCATCCAGGGCACTGAAGAGGGATGTCGAAACCCTTGTTCTTCTGAATCAGGCTTCGAATGAATCTTCTGCAGATGCAACAACTGCAAGAACAACTGCAGGAATGGGTGCATGGATCAGCACCAATGTCGACAAAGCATCTGATGGAACGAATCCAACAACTGCAGTAGGAACCGATGCACGTAATGATGGAACTGCAAGGGCACTTACAGAAACACTTCTGAAGGCAGCACTGAAGTTATGCTATGACAATTCTGGGGACCAACCCAGCATGATCATGGTCGATGCAGCCGGTAAACAGCTTGTTTCAGCATTTTCAGGTAGAGCATCATCAACCCAAGTTGTTGCACTTCCTCAAAGCAAAGCTGATGAAGTTCATGCAACCGTCAGTGTCTACTTTGGCGATTTCGGGACCTATAAGGTTCACACAAATCGTTTCCAAAGGGCCAAAGACACTTGGATCATCAACCCTGAATATGCCAAGTTAGCTCAACTTCGACCCTTTGAAATGACAACAAAAGGGGTGACAGGTGATGCTTCTGAAGCATTTTTGGTTTGGGAAGGTGGACTCCAGGTCGACAACGAAGCAGCCCATGGTTTGGTTGCTGATTGTGGTGGATGATCTAATCCAGTAAACCCTTAAAAATGTCCGGGCTTGATTCCATGAAAGTGGGATGAAGTCTGGGCATTCCCTTTGAAATGCTACGCACAACAATCATGGATTCCCATGCCGGTTTGACTACTACAGTCAACACCGAAGATGGGGATGGCACCTATCACATCCATAAAAAGCAGAATGTTCAACCAATCCTGGATCATGTGAAGGATATACGGGACATCCCAATTGATCGTTCAGCACCCCAAAGACATGTTGCAGAAATTCCATTGGTATTGGCTGCAAAGCTGATGAGGGATGGAACAATGAACAACAAGAAAAAGTTGGCAAAGTGGTTGGACCAACCTGAAAATAAACCTTTCCGGGTTTGGGAAGGAAGGTTGACTTAAATGTCAATCACAACACAACCAGAATTACTGACTGCAACATCAAATTGGCTTAATCGATCTGACCTTTCAGGAAGGATTGAAGAATTCATTGCCATTGCAGAAGCAGGATTCAATAGACGGTTGAGGACACGGGATCAGATGACCCGTTCCACAACAACTGCAACAACACAATACGTAGCATTGCCATCAGATTTCCTTCAGGCAAGAAACGTAAATATCACAAGCACAACACCTCCTAAAAGACTGGTTTATCTGACACCAGACAGGGCAGATGATTACCGGGAACAATTCGATAACACAACTGGAGTCCCAGAATATTACACCATTGCCGGTGATGCAATGGAACTTCTGAAGACACCAGATGCATCCTATACATTACAGATCCAATACTTTGCAAAGGTTCCTGCATTGACATCAAGTGCAACCACAAATTGGTTATTGACATCACATCCTGATGCATACCTTTATTCGACCCTGATGGCAGCAGAACCATTCCTGATGAATGATGCAAGACTACAGACATGGGCATCATTATCTGAAAAAGCACTTCAAGAAATAGTAGATGCAGATGATGCATCCAGATATGCCGGTGGAACATTGACAGCAAGGTCCATCACAACATATTCATGAGTTGGACAGAACAAACCAATGCATCAGCAACCTGGAGTGATCAGACTAATTCAAGTCAATCCTGGTCCGGGCAATCTACTACATCAGCAACTTGGACACTGCACCCAGTAACAGGGAACACTTTATATGGTGCCGGTATTTATGGTGATGATGTTTATGCTGCAACAACATGGACCGGCCAAACTAATTCGACACAAACTTGGACAGAGCAATAGATGGCAAATACATACACAACTAACTATTCACTGACCAAAAGTGAAGTAGGTGGTGACAACCAAAATTGGGGGACAAACCTTCATACAAGCCTAAATGAAATTGATGGTCAATTAGTCAATAAATTGGACAAAGATGTAGTCAAAGGTTTCACAAGTACTGCAATCATCTTCACAAATACTGGATCTGCAACCGGCACAATCAGTGCAGCATCAGGTGATCTTTTCCAGGATTTTGAAATCAATGACAAAGTCAGAGTGACCGGTGCAACATCAGCAACAAATGGATCTGATGCAAGTCCAAGCATTCATACTGTCACATCAAAAGGATCATCAAATTCGATCACTGTAAGCACTGGGCTTGTAACAGCATCAGCCGGTGATTCAGTTGACATTGCACTGGTTTTTGAACCCAGTTATTCGGACATTGGTGCCGGTGAAATTGATGGCACACCCATTGGTGCAAATTCAGCATCAACAGGTGCATTCACAACTATTTCAGCATCAAGTAACGGTACTGTTTCCGGTAATTTAAGTGTTGAAGGAAATTCAAGTGTTGAAGGAAATACCACTCTAGGGAATGCAAGCACTGACACTGTCACATCAAACGCAAAACATGGTGCAACTACTTTTACGGGACAGATAACATCTGAAGTTACGGACGGTACTGCCCCCATGGTTGTGACTAGCACCACTTCAGTTGCAAACCTGAAAGCATCAAAAGCTGATGCATGGTCAACTGGTAGATCAATAACATTATCAGGTGATTGTACTGGAACCGTTACGGGTGTAACTGGTTCTGGGGATATTGCCATAACAACAGTAGTAGGAGGTTTAGTGAAATTCAAGGCAGGCATAGATGATACATCACTCCCGACACCGTCACCATCAGCACCAGGGGCAGGGAAAACCTATGTGGCGTATGGTGCGTGGTCAGGATATTTCGGAACGGCAAGACGGCAGGGTAATGCTTTCGCATATATGTCAAACACTTCAGAAACTTGGACTGAGGTGACACCTCCTGGGGGCACCTCCATAGAAATAAATTGGTCGCACTACGTTTTGATGGACAACGCCTAATGGCAACAACTGACAATTTGAGTCTGACCCTTCCAGATCCTGGTGAAGAGTCTTCACGGGGCACTTGGGGTGCAACACTAAACACTGCAATTACTGCAATCGACACTGCACTTGCAGATGCATCCACTTCTGTCACCGGAAGGATGACAGCAGCCGATAAAACAAAACTGGATGCAGTCGAAGCAAGCGCAACAGCAGATCAAACCGGTGCCCAGATTAAAACTGCATATGAAGCAGAATCTGATACGAATGCATTTACGGATGCACTGCTTTCAAAATTAAGTGGTGTTGAAGCATCTGCTGATGTTACTGATGCTACAAATGTTACTGCAGCAGGTGCATTAATGGATAGCGAATGTGCCGGTTTGGCAGCATTGAAATTAACTACAGGTACTTTTTTAACTGCTGATCAAACTAAACTGGACGGAATTGAAGCAAGTGCTGATGTAACCGATGCAACGAATGTAGATGCAGCAGGTGCATTGATGCATACAGATGTACCAGATTCTGACACTGGATTTTTGAAACGAACAGGATCTGAAACATATGATGTCGATACGGGAACCTATCTGACCGCAAACCAAAGCATCAGCCTTTCAGGTGATGTCACTGGATCAGGAACGACATCAATCAGTGCAACACTAGCATCTTCTGGAGTCAGTGCAGCATCTTATGGTTCTGCATCTGCAGTTCCAGTTTTAGCAATCGATGCTAAAGGAAGAATCACATCTGCATCCACTGCATCGATCAGTGCCGGTGTTTCAGAAGGTGATGTTATAGCACTTGCAATAGCTTTGGCTTGATATGGCGAACGTCTTCAAAGTAATCACAAAAGCAGGTGTCAGTGTAGACAGTGGTAGTCCCGATACTTTGCTTGATGTTGATGTTGATAAAACAGAAGTAATTCTTAGCCTTCTTTTGGCAAACAAACATTCGGATAGTATTCAGGCTACTGTAATTTTAAGTTCTAATACTGCACAATCAGGTGCAGGTGCTACTAATGCTGATGTTTATATTGTGAAGGATGTAGTGATAGATAAACGTAATTCTTTAGAAATAATGAGTGGACAGAAATACATTTTAAACACAACAGACCTATTAAAAGTTTATGCAGATAATGCAAATCTGGATATAGTCTTATCATATATGGAACAGGACGTATAAATGCCTTTCATTGGAGATCAAGCAACTGCAAATAGTAAAATAAAAAAGCACGTTTTTACTGCAACTGGTTCCCAAGTTGACTTCACAGTTGCGTCAAATGCTAGTGATGAACTGCAGGTGTTTTTAAACGGTGTCTTACTTAAATTTACAGACGATTACACGTACACAACTTCCACTGTCACTCTAGGAAGTGGTGCCACAGTATCTGACATAGTTGAGGTACACGTTTATCAGAGTTTTGCACTTGTAGATGCAGTTAAAGCAAGTGGTGATACTATGACAGGTGAACTTGAAGTTCCGACTGTCAAACTAAGCTCTAATATTATCAAGGCATCAGACGGTGGTTCTACGATCACTTTAGACACTTCTGATAATGTTAGTATTGCAGGGGATTTAACAGTAACAGGTGGTGATATTAAGAGCAGTGGTGGTACTACTGCAATTTCTGTTTCAGGTGCGAATACGACACTAGCAGGGACAGCAAATAATATTGGAACTGTTACTTCAGGCATTATAATGACTAGTACCAATCCAAGATTAACTATCACAAGACAAACTTGGGCAGGTGATACCACTGGAACAACAGAAACAGCCGTTGCAGATTATTATAATTGGCAAAATACTAAAGCAAGTTCAACTGTATTTATAGAAATGACATTCCCTGTACAAACATCTGTAAGTGGAGGTGTATCATCACTAAGATATGGAAAATGGAGAATGTATTATAGTACGTCAAGTGTTTCTGATGGGGCAACTTCTAGTTTTGGTACAGCGTTGGGTAAAGGTTGGACTGGAAGAACTACTGCTACTTCCACTTCAAATGCTAATGCTGGTTATGGAATATTAACTTTGACTGGAACATTTACTACTTCAGAGTCAGTAAGCACTGACTATTATTTTGGTATTACCTCTGGTGCTGATGGTACTTACACAAGATGTGAAACTTGGGGTGGTGGTATAGATGGGACATTAATTAAAATTTTGGAGTATTAAATATGAGGGACCCATCAAAAATTGATAGGCATACAGCAATACATTCACTTGTTGGTGGGAATCTAAAAACCAGTGGTGAAAATCAAGAAAAAGTATTTTACTTGGATGGCCAAACTCCCCCTTCTAAAGAAGAAATAGATGCTGAAGTAATTCGACTCCAAGCAGAATACGATGCCAAACAATATCAACGTGACCGACAATACCCTCCTATCGGTGATCAATTAGATGCCCTATATCACGCAGGAGTTTTCCCGAAAGAGATGTCAGATAAGCTAAAAGCAGTGAAAGATGCACACCCAAAACCTGAGTAATAACAACTACGCTTAAAGCGTACTTTTTGAGCAGAACAGATGAAATGAATCCAGCCGATGAACAATATTTCTATCCAACAACACATATGCCTGACACTGACCTGATAATACTTTTGATTGAGCGTGTTGGAACACCGGCAATTACTTTAGCAGCAGCCGGTTACCTGATCATGTGGCTATTAAAAAATGCCAGTCTTGAACGTGAAAAGTGGCAGAACCGGGATGAACAAAATGATGAACGAATTCTGAAAATGGTAGAATCCAGCAGTGATGCATTGTTGCATGTAAAGATTGCTTTGGAACAGAACACACAAGCAATGAAAGAATTCATTCGATACAGGGGAACATAATGATGATAGTACCTTTATTAGCCGGTGCAGCAAAAACAATGGTGATATCCATGCTGTCAGAAAGAGTAGTGTTAAGGGTTTTGCTTATGCTTGCAGAATGGGCATCAGCAAAGTCAACAACATCCATTGATGACAAAATAGTAACTGAAATCAGATCGAAACTTGAAGCAGATGGGAAAATATAATGCTTTCAAAAAACTTTTCAGAATCCGAAATGTCATGCCGTTGCGGATGTGGCAGATACGACATGGATGAAGATTTCATGAGTGTGATTCAGAACATCAGGGATGACATCGGCAAGCCATTACATGTGACTTCAGCATTCAGATGCAGTGCCCACAACCAAGCAGTTTCCACTTCAGGACCTAATGGCCCACATACGACCGGCATGGCAGCAGATTTTTCAGTGTCAGGAAAGGATGCACATGATTTCATTTCTTTAGCATTGGATCATGGTGCAGCAGGTGTTGGGCTAATGCAGAAAGGACCACATGAATCCAGATACATCCATATTGACATCCTGGAATCCAATCCTGAACAAAGACCCCGGCCATGGGTCTGGACCTACTGAACCATGGGCAAAATAGTCCCTTTTGAAATACCACCGGGTGTTCATCGAAATGGAACCCAATATCAGGTAAAAGGCAGATGGTTCGATTGCAACTTGGTCAGATGGAAGGATGGTAGACTCAAACCAATTGGTGGATGGACTAGAGCAACAACATCAGGTCTGACCGGTATCAGCCGGGCGATGTTGGCATGGAGGGATAATGATGGTGACAAATGGTTAGCAATTGGAACTTCATCAAAACTTTACATCTTCACAAGTCTTTCTGGATCTGCTGCTGACATAACACCATCATCTTTCGTCACAGGAAATGATACTGCAGAACCAGGAACAGGTTTTGGTGCTGGTGTTTTCAATGGAACTGAAATTGTTAAAACCCTGACACAAACCGACATCAGTGCAACCCAGTCTAGTGACAAATTCACAACTGCAGGATCAGTTGATTTCACTGATTATTTTGAAGTAGGTGATGAAATACAGGCATCAGGATTTTCTGGTGCAGCAAACAACAAAACCTATGATGATTCACACCGGGTCACTGCAGTTTCATCAACAGAACTGACACTGGGACTTGAAAATGGATCTGCTGCATATGGTGGATCTACACTAGCAGATGAATCAGCCGGTGCATCAATCACACTAAGCAGGGCACGTAGATTCGGGAATGAATCCACATCAACAACATCACTTGTAATTGAAGCATCAAACTGGGTGTTTGACACATTCGGACAGATCCTTGTTTCATTATCAACATCAGACGGAAAGATCTATTCATGGGACCCATCAGTAACAGATCCAACAGGAACAACTGCTGCAGTTGTGACCAATGCACCAACATCAAATTCTGCAATTCTGGTTTCCAAGGAACGGCATTTGTTTGCATTAGGTGCAGGTGGTGATCCAAGAAAAGTACAGTGGTCCGATTCTGAATCATTAACAACATGGACACCAACAGCAACGAACCAGGCCGGATCATTCACACTTGAAACCCAAGGTGAAATTCTGAATGCAAAGTCAGTAGGGTCCAGGATCATTGTTTGGACTTCAACTGATGTCCATGCCATTGACCATGTCGGTGTCCCATTTGTATATGGACGGCAAAAACTAGCAGATGCATGTGGTGCAATATCGAACAAAGCAATGGCATCAGTTGGTGACAAAGCATTCTGGATGTCCAAAGGTGGTTTCTTTGTATATCAAGGATCAGTCCAGCCCTTACCATCCACTGTTTCAGATTATGTTTTCAGTGACATCAATCATGTACAGGATTCAAAAATATATGCATCAGTAAACAGTGCTTTTTTTGAAGTTACATGGTGGTACACAAGTGCAGATGCATCTGAAATAGATCGGTATGTGACCTACAATTACCAGGAAGGTTGGTGGAGTATAGGAAAACTAACCAGAACTGCATGGCAGGATGCCGGTGTTTATTCTGATCCAGTTGCACTTGCAGATGATAACATCCTTTATAGTCATGAACAAAGTGCATCTTCATCAGGCAGAACAACAGATAGCATTGCAACATCACTTTCAGAATTAAGTGACTTTGACCGAAACTTAGTAACAGGTGGATCAACATCAGATCCAGGACTTTGTTTTGCAGAAACCGGTGCAATGGAAATTGGAGATGGTCAGAACATAACGAACATAACACAAATGATCACAGACCAAACAAGTGGTGATTCAGGATTGAGATTCAAATTTAAAACCAGACCAAACCCCAACAGTTCTGAAACTGAATCCAGTTCACTTGAAGTAGCATCAGACGGGTATACTGATTGCAGGGTGCAGGGTCGGCAATTTGTTTGGCGATTAGAATCAGGATTCGACCAGGATTGGGAAGTCGGAACCATACGTGCTTTGATTGTGTCAGGGGGTGCCCGTTGAATCTACCACCGGTACCTGAACAATATCAGGTTGGGACCCAAACTGAACTACATAATCAGATCAGATCAGCAGACACCCAAAACCTGAAACTGGATCAGGACAATTTTTTAGATTCAGGATCAATATCACTCCAGTCACCTGATGGCACATGGTTTATTTTGTCAGTCGATAATTCAGGGAATCTTTCAGCAACAGAATTGACCGGGACTCAAATTGATTCATTCGGAAGACCCGTCATAGCATCATCTAACCCATACTCATAATATGTTTACAGATTCAATACCGATGGCTAATGCAGCCGAAGCAATGAGATCCCAAGGAAGGTACGGGGATTCCGAACTAATGCATGTAACCCCTTTGGAAAGGGCAGAACTGGAAGCACGTAGAGGTGGATTCCAATCAATTAATCCAGTCACTGGACTTCCTGAAGCATGGGTTGGAATGGCAGCATCTGTTGCTGCACCAATCGTTTTAAATCAGTTGAGCAAATCCCCACTAGGGAAACAGTTGGGAATGGGACCCGAAGAACAAAATATGGGTTCGACATCATCAACTCAAATGGACCCCACTTCTCAAGCCATTAAGGACTACGGTTTTAATAAGATGAAGGGTCACATCGATCAAGGTTACCAGACCTATGATCCTGGTGCATCACCATCGGCTGCATCAAAACAGATGTATGGCGATTTCAACAAGGATCAAACTGGTGCAATGAAAGGAATCCGGGATATGACAACAACCTATGCAGGGAAGGATGGAAGATTGGACACTGCATATGGTGTTGCAGAAGATGTCGGAACTTATGACCCAGGAACAGTTAAGGGTGGATCATTTCTTCAGGGTCCAGGAATTAACCAGTACATGAATCCGTACACACAAAATGTCATTGATGCAGGAAAGCAGGACTTGGATGATGCACTCAAAATGGGCCGACAAACAGTGGGTCAGGCAGCAATGGGTGCAGGTGCATTTGGAGGTGATCGACATGGAATTGCAGAAGGAAGCATGGCAAACCAAGCAATCCAGGATTATATGCAACGTAGTGATGCATTAAGACACAAAGGATTTGAAGCAGCAGCAGCAAGGAAAGGCCAAGACATCAACCGGAAATTCCTGGCATCAGGACAGAATGTTGGTTATGGACTTGAAGGTGCAAGAACCAATTTGAGTGCAGTACCCCAAATGTCTGACATGTCAGGATACACTGATGCATATGGTGCATTAGAGGGTGTGGGTGACAAATCTTATGGATTAAACCAGCAAAGAAGGTTGTACGACAAGGGCCAATTCGATGCAGAACAAAACTTCATCCCAGATATGGTCGGTAAACTAGGTTCTTTTTCTGGTGGAACAGGTTCAGGATCAACAACGGCATCAAATACACCCATGTATACAAACCCAATGAAGGAAAATCTAGGACTTGGGTTGGCCGGGCTGGGTGCCTATGGGATGTATCAAGGAATGACCAGCTAAAGGAACAACATGTATCAAGGACTTCTAGACTACTTCATGCCCCCAGAAGGCACCTCCATTGATCCAGCCCACGTTAACCTGCAGGGAGGATATAGCATTCCTGCACCTCCAATAGATGGAGGGTATAGCATTCCTGCACCTCCTATTGGAGGGCACAGTATCCCAATATCAGAATATGGCAATATTCCAGGGGGTGCCCCAATACCAGAATTTGCTGATGATCCACAATTCATTGGTCAATCAATTCCATTTGAAGATGCACAACCATTTGCACCATCCGGTGGACGGGGTTTTATGCAACCCAACATGTATGACATGAACCAATATATGTCTTCAGGGGGTCCTGAAGGGATGCCAGAAATGCCTGGTGGACGGGGTTATATGTCAGAAGCTCCAGGTGCCCGTCACCAGTACAAGCAAATGCAATCAGAACCGGCCCAAAATAGAATGACGATGACAACATCACCCAGAACAAAATTTGATAAGGACGGATTTAATTCTGGCCTTCAATTAATGAACATGGGAATAGGACTACTGGACTAACATGGCACTTCTTGGATACCCCGAACACATGCT